GACCCTAATATTAAATAGTCCATGGGCGTGTTCAGCGTTCTTTAGTTTAGCGAGTCCATTAAGTGATGCTGTTAGAACAACGATTTTATTTGACTCAACATTAAGGACTTTGGTTTTAAATAATGCTAATGCACGTACAGTATTATTTGGACAGTCTAGACCGATTATAGTATATGATAAAGGTGATGAGAAATTAACCATAACCAATGGATATACTGCAGGAGGTAATTATGGAGGTACAGGCACAAAAATGGCAACGCAATTCTTATTGACGGGGGCGTCAAGTGGAGGAAGTGGTGCTATGTCAACTACTTTGAAATTCTTATTGCCAAATATAAATAGATGTGTTATGAATTTAATTGAGAACAATAGTTCTAGTAACTATTTTAATTTATTGGCAACTCAACAATCTGCAGCCACAATGGGCTTATTAATAACTACAGGTTTACGAACTATTACAATGGGAACAACAAGTGTGGATTTAAGCTTCATGACGCAAGGGTCCGGGGGTAGACTAGCTCTTGATTATGTTGCATTCTATTGCGCGTAGGAGGATAAAATATGTTAACAATGGAACAACGACTTGAACAGCAGTTAACCGCACAAGAACTTATTTTGATAGAGCAGGGACAGGTTCAAACAGATCAAGAACTGACTCTAATCGAACAAGGTCAAATGCAGACTGACTTAGAATTACAAATCATTGAGTTAGGAGGTGCCGTATGAGCAAAATTGAGAAAATAAAAGACCGTTATGAGAAAGGCTTCATAACTCCTGAGCAATTGCAAAAATATGTTGACCTACAGGTGATTACTCCTGAGCAGTTCACTGAAATAACAGTAATACCGGAGGTAGTTGTAGAGACCCCAATAGAAGCGCCGCAAGAAGAACCAATCAACTAATAGAGAGAAGGTTGACGTAAAATGGATTTGGTAATGATACAAGAGATAATTAAAGGGTCAAGTTCACCCTTATTATCAGCGGCTATTATTTATGCAGCTAAAAAAATAAGTAAAACATACTCTGATAGTAAAAAAGATTGTGCATGGCATAAAGAGCAAACCATAACACAAAACTTTGCTTTGGATGCTGTTCTTGATTACATAGAAAGAGATGCAGTAAGACATGATATAGCGCTTAACGGTCGTTTTGCTCGCGCACGAAAACATATTGATGGAAATATGGAAAAAATAGAGAAAGGAGAAAATTAATATGCCAAATAAGATTACACTAGCGTGGTTCGTAGCCGCGCTTACACGTGCAGTAAAAACATCAGCTCAAACGATGCTTGGAATGTTTACAGTAGGTAGTGCTATTAACGAGATCAGTTGGTCTCGTATAGTATCTATCTCATTGGTGGCAGGTCTATTCTCAGTTCTTACTAGTATAGTTACTGGTCTGCCAGAAGCTGTTACGGACGGGACATTGAAAGTAGATCCAAGCAATCCTGAGAAAGATGTTTACAAATTTGAGTTCAACGATGAGCTTGAGAATCTTGCTAAGAAGAAAACTGTTACGTTTATAGTTGATTCCACATCAACCAACTCCTAGTCACTCGCAATTAAAACACGCCTTATAATGAAAGAAATTTGAGAGGAGAAGGCGAAATGATATTTAAGCCAAAAAAGACAGACAGTTTGACGAAAGAAATGGAATCAATAGTAACAAAGATGTCACAATTAGAACCGAACACAGATGAATACACTGCGATGGCGAAGAACCTAGCTACACTTTACGATGCAAAAAGTAAAGTAAAAGATCGAAAGATTAGCTGGGATCCGATAGTCACAGGTGCATTTAGCTTGTTAGGCATACTGATAATTGTGCTACATGAAGATGTTAACGTGATAACAAGTAAGGCACTGGGGTTAGTCGTAAAAGGGCGTGTGTAACAACACGCCTTCCCCTTTTCGCATAATTTACAACCCATCTTAAATTTTCCTCGCATATTTTACACGGACTATAATGAAATTAAATTATTAACAATTGAAGAATTGATAGTTATCAAATCAGAATATACAATGAAGGCATGCGAAGAAGACGGCAAGAATAAGAGAACAAACACAATCTTGTGGTACGCTTCACATGCAATATTGATATATAATAGATTTGGTACGACATCAAAGATCGAAAAAGACGTTAAAGAATTTAAACAAACAGTTGGTGAATTAGTACTTAATTTCAAAGAATTAAAGAATGAAGCTTAGGCTTCTTTCTTTTCGCATTTAAAACATAGCCTCTAATAGAAATTAAAGGAGGAGATAATATGAAAAAGACTTTTGAAGAAAAATCAGAAAGTGTCGTTTTATTACTATGTCTGGGAGCATCGCTATTTGTAGCGGGTTACTTGGTAGGAAGATTTACGGCAATATCAGATTTACAAAAAGGATATTTGAATTGTTTTATACCGAAAAATTAAAGACGGAAGCTTAGGCTTCTTTCTTTTCGCATTTAAAACATTGCCTATAATAGAACTATATTTTAAAAGGAGGTTTTAAAATGTTTTGGGATATTATAGAAAGTAGAGAAGCAATGATCGTAGGATTGTTGTGGTTAATACCATTACTAATAGTAGGACTTACATGGGCAAACAAAGATGAAGAAATAGAGTTAGAAGAGGAAGCATAGGCTTTCTTTTTATTAAATTTATGGAGGTATTACAAATGAAAATATCAGATTTTTACACCTTATGTGACGAACAATTAAAAACTTGTAGAGAAATATTAATGCAAAAAAATAAGGAATATTCAACTGATGATAGATTACATACTTTTAAAATGGCAGCAGTATTACAAAACATTAGCACACGTAAAGCAATTATTGGTATGATGGATAAGCATGTTGTATCTATACACTCTATGTGCTCCGGTAATGAGGAGTATACCCTTGATATATGGGAGGAAAAGATTACTGATAACATCAATTATTTAATACTTTTACGTGCTGTAGTATCAGAAGAAATGCAAAACCAAAAATCAAATATAGTCATTACCGATGATAATCATGTAAGAGATTATATGAAAAAGATAGAGGAGGAAGCTTAGGCTTCTTTCTTTTCGCATTGTTTACAACCCCTATAATAGAATAAAAATTATTAGGAGGATTTATATTATGAACAAAAGTGAAAAAGCATTATTGGTTATTGTAGGTTTAGGAGTAGTAACTAGTTTGGCAATACTTGTAAAAGGGTATGGACAAATGAGATATTACGATGGACGTATCAGTAAGTATAATGAATTGAAACCAGTTTTGGAAGGAATGCAGATGATACTTAATAAAAACAAAAAAGAAGAATTGACTAATCAAGGACGTGAAGAATTATTCTCAGAAGTAGAACGTATCATGGGAATAAGGAAAAACGAAGAAGCTTAGGCTTTCTTCTTTATTTCGCGTCAATTACACCACCTATAATAGAATCATATTTTAAGGAGGAAATTAAAATGTCAGATGATAAAATTGTAAAAATTGCAGCAGTAACGATTGTTGCGGTAATAGCTATACCTATATTGGTAAAGACAGCTGTTATCGTGGGAAGCGCGACTTATTGCGGAATTACAAATGCAATCAACACGGCGAAATATAAAAAGAAAATTAAAAAAGGTTTAAAAGATGGAAGCATAGTAGAACGCGATGGCCAATACTTCGAAGTAGAAGTTACAGACATTGAGGAAGCTTAGGCTTCTTCTTTTTGCTAACCATATGATTAAAGGAGGTGAATAAAATGAGCATTATTAACAAGGAAGCGCGTATGGCAGATCTAATTGACATTCTGTATGATGCTAGAAGTAAATATTATTCTGGCGAAGAGGAGTCGCCTATTACGGACGCTCAATATGATAGATATTTAGTAGAGTTAGCAAATCTAGAAGAGGAAACACATACTCGCTTGTACGAATCCCCAACGACAAAAGTTGGTTTTGAAGAACTAGAAGGCGGTAGAATAAAACATTATATGTCCATTCTTTCGTTAAAAGATACTAAGAATATAGACGATTTGTTATATTTCCTTGGCGAACGAGAAGGAGTATTATCATGGAAACTTGATGGTATGTCTATTGTTTTGTATTACTTGGATGGTATATTGCAAAGAGCTGTAAGTCGTGGTGACGGTCATTATG